CGGAAGACATCGTCAACCCGAACTTCGGTCTTCTGGTCCCGAACAACGGAGAAGGCATACGCCGGTTCCTGAACTCGGTTGTACCGTCTGGGCGCGCGGCCCTTGAACCTCCGACCTCGGTCCTTGATGTGGTGCCAAACGTGGACATCCCGCAACCGAACGGAACCACCCGCCCGTTGCGTGAGGTGATCAGCGAACTGCCGGATACGGATCCGCTGAAGGGCTACTACAACGAACTGTTCAACGACAAGGTCCGCTTTGGGCAGCGCATTGCGCAGGCCCGTGGACAGGGTGTCGAGGTACGAGAGGCAGTCCGTCGCCAGATCGCGGGCATGTACCTCAACCGGATGTTCACGGAGAGCCGTGACGTGCTGGGGCGTGTGGCAGCGGAGAAGGTGTCGGAGAAGATCAACGCGCTCGGCAGCACGGCGAAGACGCTGTTTGGCGACCAGTTCCCGCAGGTGCAGAAGTCGCTCAGGGACATGGCGACGCTTGGGCGCAATATCACAGACAGCGATCTTGCTCGCCTTGCAGGAATGCCGATCACCGACCAGATTCAAGCGATCAACGCGCTGACAAAACAGGTAGCAGATCTGAAGGGCATCAACCTCCTGCGCGTTCTAGAGCAGGCGGCTGCAGATGGAAACGCCAACCGCGTTGTCGATGCGATACTGAAACCGAACAACGTCAGTGCCGTGAAGGCAGCCAAGGACATCTTGGGTGATCAGTCCCCGACGATGGAGGCGGTTCGCGATCTCGCTCTGCGGGACATCATGGCCAAGGCTGCAGATCCCGGCGACGACTTTGTCGAGGCCGTATTCTCAGGGAAGAACGCAGCTGCGATTGAGCGCGCGTTGAACAGCTATGGTCGCCCCACCCTGAACGAACTTCTCGGCGAGGATGTCGTTGACGGGCTGTACAGCCTCGCACGGTTCTCCAGAGTGGCGTCGAACGATCCGATCAAGGGGTTGGGTGCTCTTGCCCCCGCCACCATCGCCGGGTCCTTGGGCGTGGTTGGCCTTGTCACGGCCCCGTTCGCAACGTTGTCCACCGCAGGGGCGATCTTGGCCATGTCCAAGCTTCTGCGCACAAAAGCCTTCCTGAACCTCATCACCCGCCCCACTGGCGTTCGCCCGGGCGCAGGGGTGGACTACGACCAGGTGGGCCGTGCTCTGGAGACCGCGTGGGAGATCGCTGGCCAAGTCTCCGCGCAGGGGGTGTCCCAAGGAGCGCAGGCCACGGAGCAGCGTGTGCAGCGCATGCAGGAGCAAGGTATTCCGCAGGTCAGCATGCCGCGCGCCGCGCCTACAGCCGCTCCCGTCGCTGCTCCCCCGAGACTGCGCGTTACCTTCGGCGGCGCGGGTCCGAGTGCGTCGGCCCCAAGTCCGAGGCCGATGGAACTTCTTGGGAGTAACCCGATAGACGCGGCGCGGAACGCGGCTATTCAAGCTCGTCAGTCTCCGTGATCGAGTTCGACCTTCAGTTCGACGCGGACGCCATTGCCACCAAACAAGCGGACTAGCTGGTCCGCTTCTTCCTCAACCATTTCAAGGGCTTCGTCGCCTTCGAACTGGGACGCCATGTCCAGCGCCATGCCGATGAAGTTGATCAAGGCCTCGATCTGCATCGGGTGCATGTCCTTGATCCCGAGGGATTTGAACTCCTGTTTCAATCGACTTCTCCCCAGTTATTGGTAAGGGCTACGTCCACCTTCGAGGGTACCTTGAGAACGTGCCCAAGTCCATTCTCCATTATGTCGGTAATCCGGGCCGACTGAGCGTCGCTTTCCACTGAAAAACAAAGCTCATCGTGGACCGTGAGCATCGGAACTAGGCCCTCCCTGTGACAATCTGCCATAGCCTGCTTGTTCTGGTCGGCAGCAGAACCTTGGATCAGTTTGTTCAGCGCCTTGTAGGTGAAGGCCCTGCGAAGCACAAAGCCGTACTCCTTGCGCGCCTCCTCGAGCGGCAGCGGCTTCTTGTAGCCGAACTTAGGCTCCCAGAGGTGGAAGCGGCACTTGCGCCCGAGCAGCGTCCGGATCGTCCCGTACTTATCCGCTTGCTGCGTCGCGATCTCGGCGAGGCCCTTCACGAAGGGAACACGCTGGTGGTGCGTGGCCAGTAGAGCCTCGGCTTCCTCAACCGAGATCCCAAGCTGATTGGCCAACTTGCCCTTACCCATGCCGTACATGATGCCAAGGTTCACGACCTTGGCCTGCTTGCGGCTGATCCCCGCGATGTCCGCCACCATCTGGTGCAGGTCCACATTCTCCGTGTGGTACCGCTCGACGATGTGATCGACCATCGGATGCCTGACGGTGTCAGGAAGGCTCGCGGCCCAATGCACCAGCAGCCGAGGCTCCTGCGACGAATAGTCGTACGACCCCCAGCGGCATCCCTCCTCGGGCAGAAACAGGCCCCGGATCAGGGACTTGATCTCCGGGTCCCGGGCAGGAATCTGCTGGAGGTTTGGACTCGAAGAAGAGAACCGACCCGTCACCGTGCCGCCGTCGTCACTACGCAGCTGGTGGAACTCGCAGTGGATGCGTCCTTTATACTGATGCCGTAAAATCGTGTCAATGAAAGTACCATCCGCCTTGTCAAACTCCCGCAGCCGAACCAGCATCTGGCAGGCCTCATGCGGGTGGGCGTTGAGATACTGCTTGGTGAATGACGGCGCTCCAGCGTCGGTCCTCGGATACTCCAAGTTGAGAGCCTGAAACATCCGCTCAACCGAGGCGCTAGCCCAAGGATCAATGTCCACGCCGCTGATGTTCTTGATCTGCGCGCGTAGGTCCTTGGTCCTTGCTTTCAGAAGCGTCTTGGCCTTCTCCGCGCCATCCAAATCCACCCGAACGCCGCGCTTGCGCATTTCGATCATGAGCGGAATGAGGCTGGTCTCGAGGTTCCAGATGTTCCACAGGTCCTGCTGTTCGATCTCCGTGCGCAGGCGCTCCCACAGCTTGAGGGTCATGACCGCGTCCTGCTCGGCGTAGCCGCCAACGTAGCGAGGCGGCAGACGCCACATCTCGCTCTTGGGGTCGAAGCCCCACTCCTTGGCGGCAGCGCGCAGCAGACGCTCGTCCTTGCGCATGTCGATGTAGTCTTTGCCGAGGTTGTTCAGGCTGTAGGAAAGCCTGTTCTCGTCAACGATGGCCCCCGTGATCATCGTGTCGATGATCCGGCCTTGGATCGTCACGCCCTCGGCCTGCAGCCACCCGGCGTCGTAGGTGGCGTTGTGCATGATCTTGTCGATCTGCGGCGTGGCCATTTGCCTCTGCAGCCAGCGCATGGTCATCTTCGGGTCAAGGTTGTGACCGTTCTGGTGCCGCATCGGGAAGTAGGCAGACATGTCCCCGGCGGCGATGGCGACCCCGACGATGTAGCCGTCGTTCCGAGCCCAGCCCGGGCCCAGAGTGATCAGGTTGGGGTCGTAGGTCTCAAGGTCAATGGCGATCTGCTTGTACCCGGTCAGGTCCGGATACTCGGTCGGCATGTTCCAGTCGAGTTCAGCATCCGTGTCGATGAACAGGTCAGTTTGCCGCATCCATCAACTCCCCGCCACATGCCAGATAACCGCAGCCGTCCACCCAATTGTCGTCGTGCTTGGGGTTGCTGCGGATGCGCGCCAGCTTGAGCAGCGTCATCATTACCGCGACGTCTGCAGGCGTGACCTCGACGCCAAGATGAACCGCCCAATAGTCCGCAATCGTGCGGAAGTTGTCTTCCATGTTGCCGTGGTCAGCGGCGCGGTCGCGGGTCACATAGCCTTTAGCGGTGTCGAGGACTTCAGCACGTTTCATAGGTGGTACCTGTAGGTTCTGTCAGTGTCCAAGATGTGAAGGGCCTTTCGCGTGCGCGTTATGCCGACGTAGAATGCACGATGCTCGTCGTCCTGATCGTTGCTGGCGCAGGCGATGGTGGTGCCAAGATACACCACGCAGTTGTCGTCTTCACCCCCTTTCATCGCATGGAACGTCGAAAGCTTGATGCGCGGGGCAGACTGGATGTTTTCCCCACGACGCTCCAGCGCCTGTATGTACATGCGCTCGTCCTCGGACATCTTGATCACGGACAGTGCATCTTGGTCCTTGGACGCCAGAAGGCCGAACTCACGCACCAGATCCTCGTACCGATAGTCACCCGCTGGGTCACCGCTCTCGAGCAGGACTGATGCCCCGCGCCTTACGGCAGCGTCCTTCCCCTGCTTCGACACATGATCATAAAGGTTCTTGATCAAGGAGAGCGGAATCGATTCGTTTCTCTGAAGACTGCGCCATGTCCAGATCGCCTCAGCCATCTTGGGTCGCAGCGACGGCCTGCCCTTGAGGCTGTACAGGTATCCAGCCTCCTCAAGCCAATCCCGATAGAGGCCCAAGAACCCGTTGGTGCGGGCCATAAGCGTCCAAGAACCCTTGTGCAGCGGCACCGTGTCAAGGCCGAGGTGGTAGTCCAACTCCCCCGGCTCACTGGTGGGATGGTAGTCCTTGGGCTCCCGCTTCTGGATCCGACGAACGACGATGGACGCGAGGTTGAAGACCGCTTTCGGCAGCCGGTAGGACTGCGTCAGAACACGCCTCTCGGTTGAGGCGCTGAGGAACCGATCAACCTCTACGCCAGTCCAAGCATGGATGGCCTGATCGTCGTCCCCCGCATACACCGTGCGCTTGCTGTTGGCCCGGATCCTGTGAACCATCTCCCACTGCAGTGGCGTCAGATCCTGCGCCTCGTCCACGATGAACAGGTCAAAGTACGGAGGATCAACGTACGATACAAACTGGTCGATGAGGTCTACGAAATCCACCTTGCTGAAGGTGGATTTGTAGGCGGTCAGTGAAGCTTGGATCTGGCGTAGCTTGGAGAAGGACAGGCTGTAGTTGTTCGCCTTGTTGAACTCTTCCTCCAGAGTGACCATGCGGTAGCGCGCTCGGTCGAGGATCTGGAGATAGTATACGCCGCTGCCACCAGTCGCAGGCATGAGGATGCCGTCGTCTGGAGAGACCATGTCCGCGCCGGTGAAGGAGACCCCAAGCCTATCGCCGATGATCTTGTAGTCTGCCGCCGACATCATGTCGTTTCTGGTCAGCCCCAACTGCCGGAACGCCATTGAGTGCAGTGTCCGGAAGTATGGAAGGTCCTTCTCGGTCAGGTTGAACTCGGTACATGCGCGCTCAACCGCCTCTTGGACGGCCTTGCGGGTGAAGGACACGAAGCAGATGCGCCAGGGCTGGATGCCGCTGGCCAGTGCCTCTCGGACCATCTCGATGAGCGTGTGCGTTTTGCCGCAGCCCGGTGGCCCGAAGATCAACAGCGAGTCAGACATCGCGCGCACGGGGCCGCTGGTCGAGCCAGGCAGTCACCTCGTCCTCACGCCACCGGCTTGCGCTGGTCTTGTTGTCCTCCCCACCGCCAAGGATCAGCGGCTTCGGAAAGGTACCCTCTTGCACCCATTTGTAGATCGTGGAGCGGGAGACACAGATCCACTCACACACCTCCGCGATCTTCAACAGGCGAGGCCTAGAAGGGGATGTCATTGGAAACCTCCATGGTTGGTAGATCAACGTCCTTGTCGTCAAAGGCAGGGACCCACCACACTCGGATCGTGGTCCTCTTGCCGTCTTCCTTGCGGATGTTCTCGTGACCGTTGCAAGGCTGACCGCCGTTCAGCTTCTTCAGCGCCTCCTGCATCTGAGGTCGAGACATCGCCACGAAGCCCCGGTTCTTCAGGAACTGCGTCAGCCCGCTCATCGTGAACTTCGTCAGTCCTCGATCCGTGTAGGGCTTGCCCATCTCCAACTCCTCTGGGACCATGGCCCTGATGCGGCTGGTGCAGTAGACCCGCAGGTGCTCCACGAACTGGCCCTGCAGCGTCAACTCCTCGGGCACCTCCAGCAGCGTTGCGTTCTCCATCAAGTCGCTTACCAGCCGCTGCCATGACGCAGGCCTCGGAACGGCGGGCATTTTCTGGATCTGCTCCATGCACGCCTTCTGGAACTGCACAGGGTTCTGCAACTGATCTGTCGACAGTTCTATGCGCTTGGCATCCACGTCCAAGAAGTAGAGCCTAGGATCCGACAGCTGGATCGTCAGGCCGCTGATCTGCGGCATGTCGCTCGCGTCATCGCCAATGCCAAAGGGCCGCGTCTTGCAGATGCGCTTGTCGCAGTGGTCCTTCAGCGGGCACTGGTTGCACTGGTAGAAGTACTCCTTCTTGTCCAGCGACTTCTGGATGTTGACCACCTCTGCCGCATCCAGCGGCGGGTATATCAACGTACGGTTGTATTCCTCGTGGTGACGACGCCAGTCGTCAGGCCACTTTTTGCGACAGTACACCCCCATGGCGAACAGGGTGATGTTTCTGTTTTCGGTAATCGGTCCCTTGCTACACATGACTTCCAGACAGTAGGGGCCATCGGTGAAGTACTTCCTGTCCCCGGTCAGCGTCAGGTTGCCCAAGTCCATGATGCTGACACGACCGCGCTCTGCGGCCTCAAGGAACGCCTCGAGTTCCAGCGCCTCGCCATTCTTGTCTAGGCAGTAGCGGGTGGTCGTCTCGGCGTTGAAGTACGGCATGTTGATAAAGTTGCCGACGTCCCCGCGCTCGGACAGGATCTTGTCCTGCTTGGGGAAGATCTCGCAACCAGCGTGCCCGAGAACGATGGACATCTCGGTCAGGAACTCGCGTATCAACGCCGCAGGTTCCCAGTCCTTCAGAAACAGAAACAGATGCGCGCCGCCAGACTTGGACCGGCACACGAACAGTGGAAGGTTCAGGCTCGCCACCCGCCGCGCAAGAGCAGCGATGTCGAGGTCATAGGTGTCGATGTCGAGCGCACCGAACCGGCACTTGTTTTCCTTGTTGATCGGGATCGAGCCGATCCCCTGCTTGCCGTCCAGATGCGCCTGCACAAGCGCCTCGGTCAAAGGATCTCGGACCACGCGGCTATTAGCCTCGGTCTTGCCCGTGCGCGTAACTCTGCCAACAGTTGTCTTGCCGTGACCGTCACTCGATCCCTCGAAGACGGCCAGCATCCTCTTCGCGTTGGACATGCATGGCTCCTCTGATGTGAAGGCGCGGGGCTATGCACCCCGCGCCAAAGGGGTCAGAACGGTATGTCGTCCCCTCGTGCAGCACCAGCGGCCATGCCATGGTCCTCAGGTGCAGCCTTCACATCACCAGCCATCACAGACTCGCGGAACGCCTTCGCCTCAAGCAGCAGCGTCCGGTTCTGAACCAGCCCAACCTTCTCGACGCGGTAGTTGTTCCACGAACCTTGGTCATTGGACTCCTCGGTCGTGGTTACATGCCACATCGTCGCGTAGACAGCCGGTGTGACCGGCAGCCCAGTGCGCGGGTTGGTTACCCGCTGCAGTGCGATCTGCGTCTTCCAACGGCGCGACACCTTCAGCTGCGTGGACTTCATGTCGATCACAGCCGGTTGGAAGGAGCCGTCCTCTTCCACGATCAGGCAGAAGTGCTGATCCGACTTCACGAGCTCGTCACCCGTGGGCAGGATCTCCTTCGACCCGACACGAGTCGTCTGCTGGAGCATCGGATCCGTAGCAGACAGTTCGCCTTTGAACCCGCCGCCCTGCTCGCGCGGCGTGAACATCAGGTACTTGGTCGTCTGGTAGCACGGGACGACGGTCAGACCCGTCTCCCCAGACCACCACTGGCCGGTCACCGTATTGAACATGTCGCCCTGCGACGCGCCCTCGATGTACTCCGACTTCTTCTTGTTGAGTTGCGGAGACAGCGCCTGCAGAACCCGCACAAACGGGATCTGCATCTCGGAACTGTCGAATGCGGCACCATCACCGGCAAGGATGAAGATGTCGTCCAGAACCTCGGTCGAAACCTCTGTGTTCTGCTTCTTGGCTACTGCGGTGCTCATGCTTTTTTCTCCGAACCAGAGCGGATGTTAAACCGGGAAGGAAGTTCACCAGACACAACCAGAACCTCGCGCGGCTTCTCATAGCCGGGCCCTTCATCACGAGCGAAGTGTTCTTGGAACATCTGGTTGAACTCCTGCCCCATCTCTTCCATGGGCACGTTTTTCATTCTCATTTCGCCTTCCTCCGGATCTCTGCCGCATTGGCAACAAACGCCCCGAACATGTCGAGGTCGATGGGTTTCCCCTCAACAACACGCTCCTTCACGAAGGCCCGTAGTGTAGAGGGATGGATGTGGGTCTTGGTCGAAGGGTCGAAACCCTTGTCCCGCAGCATGCCGATCACGTCGCCAGCGGTGTTGTCCTCGCCCTTGCCGAAGGTCAGAGTGACATCGTTCTTGATGATGTCGTCAAGACCTTGGCTGCGGAGCCAGTCAAACGCCTCATCGCGGCGGTCGGCAGGGATCGAGGCATGAACCAGTAGCTTGCGGGCTACAGTCACACCATCAACGTCAACGCGCTCCACGCCCATCTCGTCCATGAGAGCCGGGATCGTCTCCACCGAAAGCTTGTGACGCTCTTGGTTGAGAGACTTGAGATGCGCCTCGGCCTCTTCGATCTCTGCGTCAAGACGACGCATCGTCCTGACCAGTTGACTGAGAGACTTGGCCGCATCGGTCTGCACGTCCTTGAGAGCAACGCTCTCGTCGAACATGTCGTCGAACAACTCCATAAGTTTCTCCTCTTCAGGGTTGTGGTTGACACACAAGCGCGACAACCATAAGATGGACGATATCGGAGGTTCGAGATGACTGTCAACTATAAATTCAAAACTACGCCCTACGAACACCAGCGGACAGCATTGTCCAAGGCTGGACACAAAAGCAGCTACGGGTTCCTCATGGAGATGGGGACCGGCAAGTCGAAGTGCCTGATCGACAACATGGCGCAGATGTACCTCGACGGGCTGATCAACTTCGCCCTGATCATCGCCCCCAAGGGCGTGTACCGCAACTGGATCAGCAAGGAGATCCCAGAGCATCTGCCAGACGAAATACCCCATCGGGTCATCCGTTGGGCAAACGACCCCAACAAGGCGCAACAGGCCGAACTGCGGTCCGTCTACGAATCGTTTAACGGCTTAACTATCTTCGTCATGAACGTCGAAGCCTTCTCCACCGTCAAAGGCCAGAAGGCAGGCGTATGGTTCGCCTCCAAGCGCGGTGCGAACGGCCTCATCGCCATCGACGAAAGCACCACGATCAAGAACCCCAGCGCCAGACGCACCAAGGCCCTCACCCGCATCGCAGCGGGCTTCGCCTACCGGCGCATTCTCACAGGGTCTCCCGTCACCAAGTCACCACTCGACGTCTACTCTCAGTTCGAGTTCCTCGGACCTGGGCTCTTGGGCTTCGAATCCTTCTACGCGTTCCAAGCGCGCTACTCTGTCATGCAGCGGCGCAAGATGGGAGCGGCCAACTTCAACCAAGTCGTCGGCTACCGGAACTTGGACGAGCTCACCGACCGCATCGACCGCTACGCCTACCGGGTGCTGAAGAAGGACTGCCTCGACCTGCCCGAGAAGATCTACACCGCCCGCTACGTCACCATGACGGACGAGCAGTTCAAGATGTACGAGCAGATCAGGAAGACCGCCGTGCTCATGCTGGACAACGGCGAACTGGTCACCACGCAGCATGTCATCACGCAGCTGCTGCGGCTCCAGCAGATCCTGTCAGGCCACCTCAAGACCGACGACGGCGAGATCGTGACCTTCAAGTCATCGCGCATGGACGCCCTGACCGAGGTCCTTGAGGAGCACGACGGCAGCGCGATCATCTGGTCTCGGTTCCGGCACGACATCCAGCAGATCACCGAGACGCTCAAGAAAAAGTACGGCGAGGACAGCGTGGCAGCCTACTACGGAGACACCTCCAGCGACGAGCGCAATCGGATCGTGCATGACTTTCAGGATCCGAACCACCCGCTCAAGTACTTCGTGGGCAACCCATCGACCGGCGGCTATGGTCTGACGCTGACCGCTGCCAACCTAATGATTTTCTACGCAAATTCTTTTGATCTAGAACACCGCTTGCAAGCACAGGATAGAATGCATAGGATAGGCCAACGAAACGCATGCACCTATGTGGATCTAATCACTGAAGGCACCATTGACGAGAAAATCGTCGCTGCACTCCAGAGTAAGATGCAGTTAGGGGCTTTGGTTCTTGGGGAGGAGGCGCAGGAATGGCTGAGGATACAACCGAAAAAACCGTGACCCCTGAAGAACTTCGGGAGTTGCTGGACTATAACCCAGAAACAGGTACCCTAACGTGGAAGGACAGACCGTTGAAGTACTTCCACGACAACTACGGGAGATACACCAAGGAACGAGCCTACCAAATCTTCAAAACTTCTTTTGCGGGTAGGCCAGCCTTAACGGCAAAAAACCCAAACGGGTATCTCCGTGGCAACCTCTTTGGGAAAAGCCTGCTGGCGCATCGAGCAGCGTTCTGCATCATGGAGGGACGCTGGCCCAGCAATCAAATCGATCACATAAACGGGGATAGATCGGACAACAGGTGGGTCAATCTTAGAGAGGCGACAAACACACAAAACCAGTACAATCAACGGCCTGCGAAGGGTTCTGCTTCACGGTTTGTTGGGGTATCTAGGTGTAAGAAGTCCAACAAGTGGGTGGCATATATCTGCCCAGAGGGCGTTAAGGTTAGCCTAGGAAGTTACGGCACCGAGGAAGAGGCTGCAAAAGCAAGAGACCAAGCCGCCGTAAGGGTCTTTGGGCAGTACGCTAGACTTAACTTTATGGAGAACGCGAATGGCTAAACCTAAGCCCGGCGAAATAAACGTCCAAGACGCCATCGAGGTGTTCGTGGACTACCGCAAAGGACTGCGGAACAAGAAGACGGCGACGGCGGAACTGGTCAAGAAGACCGGGCTGGAACCGCACATCGCCGAGGTGTTCCTGCGCGCCATGAAGCGCGATAACGTCACCCAGATCCGTGGCTACAACAACATGCCAGAGCAGCTAAAGCGCGGCAAAGAGCGCGCTGGGATGTTTACGAGGACTTGACGTTGTCGAACGTGCCTTCGTACGTTTTTCGGATCTCGTAAGCCCTGCGGATCAAGACAGACAGCTGGCGAGCCTTGGACCTGTTGTCAGCCCTCGCCAGCGCGTCTAGCATCGCATAGACGTCGAGAGGGACGGCCACGTTTCTGAACACGGGCTTCTCGTCCCTCATAACCTGATTGTCCCTCATTCCAGCAACAGCCTGTATTGTTCGACGATTGCCTGCTCTTCCTCAAGCTCGCCCTTGTCGCGGCGGCGCTCCCGAAGGATCTGACGAACAGCCTTCACGTTGTACCCCTTCGACTTCAGGACAGTGAAGATGTCCTTCTGGTCTCGGGCAACGTCCTGCTTTTCACCCTCCAGCCGCTCGTAGTCAGCTACAGCCTGCCGCAGTTCCGTAGCCGCAGCCTCCATCGCCTTCTGATTGTGCCGCCGGAAGTCTTCGTCGTCTTTCATCGGGAGCGCCATTCCTGCCTCTTGTGGTCAACACATATAACGTTTGTGTGCTTACCGCAACTACTCGAACTCTTCAACGTTAATCGCGTAGAGCAGGAACGAGGGCCTCGCCTGCCCGGGGCGACGGTAGACCTCCGCCTTCGCAAGCTTGCCCGCAGCGAACAACCTAGCCGTCGCATTGCTGACCATCAGGACGTCATGCTCAAGGTCCTCGGACAACTCAGCGTTGCTGTAGATCCCGCCATCCTTCATGTGCCGCAAGATGATGTCCTCGAGCCTCGGCTCAATGGACAGCGCCGCAGGGGCCGCAGCGGTCTCTGTCTTGTCTACTCGCACCGCGCGCCACGGTACTTGGTCCTTGCGGTTGGGGTAGTTGGGCAGAACATGGGCAACGATGTTGTCCATGATGCGGATGCCTAGAAGCGCCACGATCCTCGCATTGATGAACACATTCTCTCCCTCCTTTGTGACGCCGAACGCGCTTCCGTTCAGAGCGATGTTCTCGACTATCACTTCTTTCTGCTCGGTGATCATTCCGTCTTGTCTCCTGTTGCCGTCCAAAGAATCTGGTATCCGTTCGATCTTCTGCTCACTTGGCCACGCGTCATCAGCCGCGATAACGCAGTCCTGACTGTGTCCGTGGACAGGTTAATCACCCGCGCGACCTCATGTCCACCCAACTCTCGACCCCTCAAGGTCTTCAAGATGATCTCGTCCGTCGGGTTGTTTTCGCGGCCCTTCGTGATCGCCGTCTTCCGGGTGTTGTTATCCGGAAGCTTCCCACCGCCAACCAAGGGCCTGGGCCTGCCCTCCATCGGCGGTAGACCATCCTCCTTGAAGCGATTGATCTCCTCAGCACGCTTCATGTGCATGACGCTCGCAATTTGAGCCTCGAACCTCGTGGCTTGGTCTGGCTTGACGTTGTACGCCGGAACTATGATCCGCATTTGCTCACCCATCTTTTCAGCAGATTGCTGCTGCTCTCTACCTTGTCTCCTCCGACACCGAAGGAGAAGGAAACGCGGGGGTGCTCCCCAAACTTTTCGATTTCTGGGGTGTTATCCATGTCTCTGTCCCCGCCGTTGGCGAAGATGATGTGCGCGCCTGACCACATCCGCAGCGCACGCTCGATGGCGTGGCAGGCGGTGTCATCGCTGTCGTTGAAGAACATCACCGTATCCACCACCCGCAGCGCGCGGATGATGTTGGCTCGGTCCTTGCGCGGCATGAACGCAGCGCCCTTCTTGCGGATCAGCCACTCGTCGCTGTTGATCCCGACGATCAGCCTGTCCCCGAGCGTGGCTGCCGCGTTGAGGTAGTCCACTCT